ACAATTTTAAAGGAACAGAGCCATGTCGTCATCCTTGCCTCAAGCCTCCCTAGTTGATCCGCGGGTCTGTCATCACCATAAACTTATATACGTTGTACTCAATTTTTCGCAATGATTTTTTGTTCGCTATTCTACCCATTGTCATTACTTGTATGCGTTGCTGCTACGCCCCAGTTGATGCGCATTTTACATGTGTACTCCCTTCACATCCAAACTTTAGGTAGGTATCCAGTCACAATCAGCATTAATGGTCGCACCTACAATTGCTTGAATTATGGTACCGCAGCTGAAAGATTCAGAGAGTGTATCCTAGGTTCAGACCGCTTGATCAACCCACCATCCTCTCGATCGCACGCAAACATAATTGAGTTTGTCATACTGGACGATAAGCCAGAACATTCTCCATGGCACACCAAAGATCAGTTTGTCGCCGCAGTTCAGGAATGGTTCGGAGCCGATGTTAGTTCTCCATTTCTCTGTGATGGGTATGTCGCTACACTTGTATTTTCTACGGGCATTACCGCATCTCTACGTCAATTTCTCGAGTTATGGGAGGATATAACCCACTTTCGCTCTCATCCTTTTCCTCTATCGCACGTTCACTACCTTGGACCTGTATCATCTCACGGTTTATTAGCTAACACCGGTTTGCCGGTTCACGTCTCCGATTTTCACCGCTATATTGGTTTTGGGTCAGGTGTGTTTTACATGTACGTCAACCGCACATGGCACAAGGATCTCGGCATGCTCACACCGGCGATCAACAGTAGTCAGGATTTGACGACGTTTGCCCGCTCAGGCCGAACTCCGAAATACGATGAGTACTTCTACGACGAGCACATGTATCGCTTGTTTGGTGTCGACGGAGGTGGTTTCGTTACAGCGTCGGGGAATGGTGAGTATCGTACCAATCCAGGTTATGAGATGTTAGCGTTGCAGGTTTTACACGTGTGCCTCAACCACACCAGCATTGTTGAGCGTTTCCAACACCGTGTACTGTCTCGAGAATCGGCCAGAATTGCTGATGCTAGGGACCTCGTCGCACAAGCCATCGCCGCTAACCCACGACTCGGTACAGGATTCGACTGACATTTACAGCGAGTTGGACGCATGTTGCGCCTCCGGTTTGTACGGTCTTGTCTATACCGTAGGTACAATCATACGACAGTCGCGAGATCGTGTACTCATGTTACGGATCCGTTCGAACATCCCTATGGTCCTTCGGGTTCGTAACTAGTATAACGAGGGTCGCAGGGATCAAACGGTGTCATGGCCTAAAGGCAAAGCCTTCCTCTCGTGCAGAC